CTAAATCATACAACACTGCAGGGTCATAAAATCTCTTAACAAACACACGAATCAATGGAACTGCAGTAGCCATAACATAACACCGGGCTAGCGCCTTACAAAAACGCTCCACAGCTATGCGAGGATCTTTACTCTTCATTATGACACATGGATTACGCATAGACTTGCCAAACTTCAAAAAACGAGATGGGAAAGGTACCCAATGACGTGACTGAATTTGATCAAGTGATGTTATAGGCCAGAAACCTTTCAAAAAATGAGCACCATTCATGTCGGTTCGTTGCAACTTAACCTTAAAACCTAACGCTGCAAAACTATCTTCATAAGATGTATTAAGCCGACCAATAGCAAACAACCAAGCGGTCATACAGATGATTGAATTTCCCAAAGTAGTGTCAGGTCCACCTGTATCCCGCATTGGACGATTCTTCCGTGAAATTGTGCAACGTGTCCCTAACTCAGAATCTCGAGCATGAGTATAGGCACAGTGGGAGAGATCATGAAGTATCTTCCTTGCCTCATCGGGAACTCCTAAAATAGATAAAATATAGCCTTCAAACGCTAACGGTCCAATAGATTGGCTCTGGTCAAATGACGAAAAATCCGTACAATAAAACTTATAATCGTGGAACATAATACCGTCATCACCAGCAACCATCACATGATACACCGTAGGATCATCTAAGGCTGCATGAAACCATACATCCAAATCTTCATCTCTCAACCCACATCCAAGAGTACATCGCGCGCGTACTCCACCGGGCAAGTCGTGGACTTCACCATGAGGTGGCCACATATCATGCAGATACTCCGTTGCTGCTCGTATATAAGGTCCTACTAATACTTGAACTCTAGGATCAACATTTGCAACCATACGAGGTTTAAATTGCAAAGAAGGTCGACACAAAACCTCATCAGACTTTACAAATAAAGTAATTTTAGTATCTGCAACTACAAATCCATCACGATCTATAGCATCTCTTGCGCGCAACATAAACTTCTTTCTCGCTGGGGGAAAATGTGCTATCCAATCCTCGAAAGCAACTGAATAATCTATCGCAGGAGGGCACATTTCCTCTGTCCAACTATCCAGCGTATGCCACAACACTCCCCAAATTAACATTTGAGCACCTGGAGCCATAGGCGGAGGACACAAGATGCGTTGTAAAACACCTGTGCGCCAGTTATCCCAATTTCTAGCTGGAG